ATCTGGAGTTTGATTGTGTTTATCAACAAAATCATTATGAAGTTGTTTAGCAGTTACTTTTCTTTTCTTCATAATGCGTCGCATCAAATTATCAATAGAATCATAAGATGCATCAGGTAATTCAACAATACCTCTTTGAAGATCAGTTACTGCATCTTCTTTTACATCCTTGAACTTTTTATGTTCTTTCTTTGCATCTGCTTCCATCTTTTTCAGACGAGTATAATAATCTGGAAACTCGTCAAGATGTTGAAGAGCGATATCAGTTGCTAAAGTTTTATTGCGCGTATGCTCGTACTCAATTGGAATTCCCATATCCAGTTGTTTCTGAATATCGGAAACAATCATACGATGCTTCCTTGCAATTTGTTCAACTGTTCTATGGGACTTCAGTTGCATTTGCATATCAAGAGTTATCTTTATTATTTAGAAAACCTTGTTTAAGTAATTTTTGTAGTTCTGAAGTTGATCCAACAAATACTGCATTATTTGTCACATTATTGGTAGTCTTTATAGCATCATCTTCAATTGTTCTCATTTTCTTCTGAAGATCTATTAATTTATCTGCAGTATCTGCCACACTCTTTAAAATTTGGCCGGCAACTTCATATGCTCTTGGGCTATCACTTTCTGCTGCCAATTCCATAATACCATTTAATGTTTCCTGTCCCTTTTCTATAAGAGAATATAACTGAGTCCTACTATACTCATAATCCTTTTGTACATCATTTTGTGTTGATTTTAATAATTCTATTTCCGTTGTTTTTGCCTTAATCTCAACAATACTTTCAGTATTCAGTGCTTTATCTATAGATTCAAAATCATTTGCCATATCTACCCATCAAATATCCGTTTGTTGAGTCGGACTATAAGTTTTGGAATCATTAAAGAATTCCCAATTCTCATTGAATCCAAAATCATCGCCTGGTTGTGCATCAATTGGATCTGGTTCGACAGTATATCTCATTTCCCTCTTTGCATTTACAATATCTGAACTTGTATAAACATCAACCAGAACCTTACGAATCAGACCATCAGTAGAATCTGTGATAGGACCGAATAGGTAAGTTTTTGCTGTAAACTTTAATGTATATATTAATGCCCTTCTTTCGGAAAAATCTCCTTCATAGTCATCTCTAAAAGAAACATCATCCAAATTTAAAGGAATATCTCTTTTTTCTCCAATGGAATCTACAAGATTCACTGTTAATGTGAATGCTGGTTGAAAATATGGTAAAATTTGCTCAACTATTTGTAATGAATCATCGTTTAATTTCGTAAGAATATTTAATTCAAATCCAATATTGTATGGTACAGGCATATAAACCTTCTTTAATTTATCACCATCAGATGCTTTGAAAGATTGAGTTACTCCTACCTTCCTGCTTGGATCATACCTAATAGAAGTCATTTCGAATGACATTCTTGGTAAAGTAATTGCAACTGGTTTATTTAATTTTTCTTGCTGTTGAATTTTTGCAAGAAATTTTTGCATTGGTCCATATGCCAATGGAACTCGCATATCCGAAATTACTTCATCAGCATTAAAAACAGTACCAAAGGCAACAATTGTTTTTCTTATGATTTCGTGATAGTAATAATTTCCGAGCATTAGTAAGTACCAAATGGATTTGATTCACTAAAATCAATTATTAAATCTGCTTCCTGCTCTATCTCATCATTTTGAGAATAGTTGTCGGAAGTAGATGTATCTAGATCGTATGACTTTAGTGTATATATTGCAGAGGACGCAGAACCTACAATATTTTCGCCTGCACTAAATGTTCCATTATTTAGATAGACTCTTAAAATCTTATCAATATCTTGTCCGGGATTTTCCCAATATTTAACTGTTGCAGTGGTGCCAGATAGAGTTCCAGTAACTTCTTCGGATACAATATAAGTTCCAAATCCAACTAGTGGAGGTGGAGATACTGTGATTGTTGGTAAAGATGTATATCCAGATCCGGCATTTACAAGTATAACTTCCGAAACTCTTCCGGAAGAAATTTTAGTAATTGCCGTTGCGGTTGTCCCACCTCCAACTGGTGGAGATATTATTATTGACGGTGGTTGATAATATCGATCACCTTTGTCTAAGATATGAATTCGTGTGATTAAATTAGTAGTAATTCCACAGATAGCAGTAGCACCTGTTCCTCCACCACCAGATATTCTCACCTTTGGTGGATCTATGTATCCGTATCCAGCATTTGTAATTAAAATTTTACTTACAGACTTCATTCCACCGACAGAAGTTGTTATTGCCACTGCTGTCGCTTTGGCAATATCTATACCTAAACTGGTAGCACCTAAAAGCAAACTGCGGTCTAATGTAAAATCTGGCGGAGGATCAATAGTTACAATAGGTGTTCTAGTATATCCATAACCATCATTTGTAATTGTAATTTCATTAACTCCTGCATATGGACTCACAATTGCTTGACACTGAGCAGATCCACCAAATGCAACAAGTTTTAGATCTGTGATATACCCAGTATCGGATAGGGTAGATTCTATTTGCTCAATACCAGTGCTAATTTCTTCATCCTCATATTCGAACAATTCACACTTTAATTCATAAACATAATTTTTACCCAATTGATAAAAAGGATTTTCAAATTCAACATGCTTTAATTCAAACAGTCTTTCTCCCAATGGAAAGAATATTAAATCACCTTCTTTTGGTCTAGTCGCAAACACTAGTTTCTCTCCAGGAGAATAATTAGGTTCTCCTGATATTATTTCTGATAAGAATGGACTTATAAATTCTTCAAATCTTTCCCTAGAAATTATTAATGATAACTCATTTTTTAAAGTAATTCCAAATTTACTCATAATATCACTTCCAGGAGAATATCCTTCGTGATTATTCAAATATGCTTCTATAATAAAATTGTCATCAAATTTTGATGACTGTACTTCCCTAATGATATTATCAGTTTTTAGCAATTTTCTGGGAATATAATATACATCAATTCCAAACATTTTTAAATGTTCGTTGACCAAATCTTGAACCAAACCTTGTTCTGTAGGAGAACCTTGAAGAAAGAAGGGATTTAATGCCATAATTATCCAATAAAATCATAAGGTGGAAGTTCATAATCCATTGACATTCTATCTAATATTGATTGAATTTCTTTTTCTGCATCATCATATATTTCTCTACCATTTAATTCAACCCCACCAGGCAATTTAACACCTCTAAATTTAATTAGATTTTGTCCCCACTGTCTCTTAATCAGTGCAGTAAGATATCTCTTAATAAAACTATCATTATAAACCTTAGTAAAATCATTAGGATCTAGTATTCTGTAGCAATCAATAACAAAAAATGTATCTGCTTTTTGAGCACCCCAATCTATGTCAAGGTACATTCTATTTTGCCTTTTATTAAATCTTATCTGCTTATCAGTTTTTAATAGAAAATCAATATCTTCCAAGTACGTCTTTACCATCGCAAACTGTAGTAGTTCTACCGAATTAAAACTATATAAGTCATTTAGAAACAATTGATATTTGATACTGAACATTCCACCAGAAATGTCACTAGTATCAAATTTGAATACTTTTTCAATTCCAATTACGGAATCTGGAACTTGAATAAAATTTGAAGTCTCATAAAAATTAAACGTTTTTCCTTGTGAAGTCCCGGTAGTCGTTACAATTCCAACTCCAGTTGTTCCGGTAGACTTTCCCCTATTAATATCTTCTTGTGTCAATTTATACTTCAAATACATTCTTTCTACACCATCAAAGTGCCTCTCATAGAACAATTGAAGGGCATCATCGACTAGATCATCTACTTGATCATCGTCAACATTAATCTCCAGTACAGGAGCACCTAGACGCCTTAGACAGTAATTTACGAGTTCTTGTCTACTTGCAGGTTTTGCCATTAGTAAGTACCTCCTTCAATAATTGATGACCAAACTGGAATACCTTGTTCTGTCGTAGTAAGAACATAGTTGGTGTTCTGTACATATGATTCAGTACTTGCAGCCCCAATCAATTTTCCACCATTATCAAAATATGCTATTCCATTAGGACCGTCATAATATTGATTATATTTTAAATATTCTCTTACATACAAATCAGCACCAACATATAAATCACCACGAAATGTTGTTATACCAATAACATCTAAGTTATAAGTAGTTAATATTCCGGTTACGTTTACATTTTTAAGAAATCTAAATGAATCTGTTGTGATAAATTTTGAAGTACTTGCCTTGTACTCAAGTACAAATCCATCTGCTAATGAAGATACATCAACATCACTCAAATCTACTAATCGTGTTGCCGAACCTCCTATATTAGAAAGAACTCTAATAACGTTTTGATTACCAATTCTGTCTGATATGTTTGGCATTAGTGTGTTACTCCTGCTCGTACTAGAACCATTCCTTCAATTGCTTTGTATTTCTGTCCACCAGATCCTAAACCACCATTTTCCAACATCACATCATAAACATATCTTCCAGGTTTTAAACTTAAAGTTTGAGCACTCGTTAATGAAATTCGTACTGCACCAACTGCAGCATCTACAATTGTTGAAGCAAAAGAAACGGCAGTTGAACTAGAAGGACTCTTCCTCATTTGTGCAGTTACTGCATATCCAACAATATTTAAATATGAATTTGTTCTAGCATCCTCTAAACTGAAGATACTAGAATAATCAAATCCCTGTTCGATGACAATATTAGAAACATAAACTGCCATTTTTTGTTAATATATTCCTTAAGTATATTTATATTCACACTATTCCTAGAGATGAAATTACTTCTTGTTGGTAAAAATAAAGTTTTACATAAGAT